GAGGTGCTAGCACCTCCGGAGAAGCTCCCGGGACGCCACTTATGCGTCCCGAGGATGTCGTCGGCAAAGGCTCTGGCTATACCGATTATGCGATCCGAATGAACTCTTCCGACTTTTCCTTCTTTCCGGAAGGAGAAGGTGGTTGAGTCCGTAAGGAGTCGCATGTTGGTACGAAGGTTCCGCCGTTCGGTCGCAAGCCATTTCGATATGGCTTTCGATCTACGGAGGTCTGGATCATCTGAGGTTCCGTTATACTTCGACAACACCATGTTGCGAAGGTAGGTTCCCCTAGGTGACTCAGGTATAGAAGACAGAAGATCATCTATAAACCTTTTGTTCAGGCTCTTCGGTAGCAGGACGGGTATACCCTGTCGGCGTCGAAGATTTCTCTTCATGGAATACCTCCTAAGAGAGAAAGGGTTTGAACGATTCGGTCTAAATTAATAGACCGACTGAAGCTCCGTAAGAACGGGATTCATCAGAGCCTGGTTGCTCGCGAGAGCAGACTGCAGCATACCGACGAGGTTCCTACGCTCCTGGAGCGTCGAGGTGTTTGCGAAAGTGAGGTTCACCTCAGCATAAGCCGTCCGAATAACCTTCGGATAGCTTACGCCATTGATGACTTCATTTTGGACAATTGGCACCTGAAGGGTGACAGTTGCCTTATACCGAGAACCGGTATAACGCATGGACACGCCGAGACGTTCATTCCCAACCGGAACACCAACGGTGTTAGCCAGGATGCCGACACCATCTTTGATCTCCTGAGGAGTAAAGATGTGAGCGACCGGGGTTGATTCCCGATCCGTAAGGGTAACGGGAGCGATTTGAGGCATATTACCTCCAGAGTTGGCGTAACAACGCTGACATCGTCGTTAGGCGGGTTAAGGATGTGAACGGATTCTTGATATAGGGCTTCGGAAACGGGAAGTTCGAGTAGTGATCACGGCAATACGCCTTGATGCTAGCTCGCATTTGCCGAGTTCCGCTATATCGAGAGAGGTCAGGTCCGTGGGACGTTACGCTGTGAGACAAACATGTCCCAGTGACGTAACGTGATGAGTAACCACCAAGGAACTCAAGCCCGGCTCGGGCTGTGAGAGCCTGAAGGTAGTCACCCACAGGAAGAACCCAATCTACAGCAAAGGACCACGGAGATAATTCCCAAGCGACTTCAAGAGGGTTTAACAACCCAAATGAAGAGAGCATAAGAATTGTCTCGTTGTCGACACGACAGTACAG